AACACGCAAGGCGCAGCCGATCCCACTATAAACGCAAGGCGGCGCAGCTCTTTTATTTTTCGCCGTATTCAATCGACAAAAGCCGCATATTTTAAAGCGGTCACTAACTGTATTAATTATAGTACAGCCAATAACATTCCAAACAAGAAAACAACCTTCATTTTATCGAAGGTTGTTTTTTAAATGCTCTATATCAATTTGCGGCGGTTTAACTTTTGGCTTGTATTCCTGTTTTGTAATGCAATCAATTATTTGTTGATCTGATAAATTAATATTATCAGCAATATTTACTTCATTCATTACAGCCGCCGTTAATTCAATAGATAGTTATCTAATAATACTATCTGATGTTTCATTCTTTAAATGCTTATTTGCTATGTTATAAACAATAATAAACAAATCACTTTTAAGCATCGTTATTATCTCCAATTAAATCTATATCATGATCAATACAATAACGAATAGCCTTCACAATTAATTGTGCTTTACTTATACCATTATCAGCACAATATTTTTCTATCATGGTAAAATCATCTGGTTTTATATTGGCTTGAATCTTCTTGTAATTTTCTTGATTGTATTTATTACTTGCTTTTATATGGGCTTTTGTACTTGCCATAATTGCACCGCCTTCATAGTAATAATGCACAAAAACATAACAGTAATCTATGTTATATTTGTGGATAATTTAAACAAAAAAATCCTTGCAAATACAGTAATCTATGTTATATTATATATAGAAAGTAAAGGAAACAACAACCAACAAAACAAAAAAGGAGATTACAACATGAAGTATCAGGAATACAAAACAGCCGCTTTACATTGTGCTAATTATAACGAAGCCGATCAACTCATTAAACAAATTGCCGATGATGAAACCATTAGCAGCCGTCAATATTGTAACTTGCGTTATATTGCATTAAAAGCCGCTTTTTTGTCGGAAGCTGGTTTACTTTATTAAAAAGTATAACACACAACAACAAAAAAAACAAGAAGGAGAATATAAACAATGAATCAAGTTAAAACAATTCTTGATATTACAAAGAAAGACAGCGAACAATTTAAACGCTGGGCGCATAGTATCGCAGCCGCCGCAACTTTAAACGGCAATGCTAAAACAGGATCACAATTTTTGCGAAGCGTTTACAATGAACTAATTAACAATGATGATTTACCGAATATTTCAAAACTTGGCTTTATGATTTACGGCGGCAATAACAAATTAAATTATCTTGCCAACTATAAACCAAACAATAATTTTGCACTTGATTTTATAATGTTCAAAGCTGAATTTGTGCGGTTGATGATTGAAAAGGCGGGAATATAAAATGAATATAAGAGAAATTCGAGACTTCGGAGCGGTTTATATAATGCGATATACATACTATGATCCGAAACAAGTATTTTTTGAAGTTTATACAATAGATCATAAATTGATTGAATCATTTAAAACCGCAAAACAAGCGAAGAAGTTTTGCAAACGCTGGATATTAGAAAATATTCCGCATGAGTGTTATTAATTATATTGAAGTGCTTAATGAAACAATTAAGCATTTCAATATGGTTAATAACCAGAAATAAAAGAACAACGGAAAACGGAACAACGGACAAATAAAAAGGAGTGTAAAAACCATGTTGAGAACTAACAGCAAAAAAGTAATTGAGAAAGTACGCAAATATATTATTGACGGCGTTGATCATGAATACTTCGAACTTGAAGCCGATCCCGATTTTAACACGGCTTGCAAACTGATTTTGACAGCTTGCGAAAATGAAAAGAGATACAGCCGCAGCCGCTCAGGTTTTGAAACCTTTAAAGACTGGGCGCAAGGTTTGCCTTCCGCATTTAATACCATGTATTACTATAATGTTTCCGCTGTTGATATGCTGGGCGCATGGCTTGAAGAAACCGAAAGCGAAAAAGCAAAATACAGTGAATGTCAAGCCGAAGAAATGATCACAAGATTGATTTATAGGGAACTGACGAAAGGAGCGGCAAAAGCATGAAATACAGAACAACTAAAAAAGCAATCAGGGAAAGCGGCGCAGCCGTTTATAAAATCGGTTATTGTGATCTTCAATTCCTGTTGCGGTTTAATAATCCGTTTGCATACTCTGAAGGCGTTTATGGCTGGTCATGTGATTATTACAGAATCGGCGGCGCATTTGACGGTGTAATTATTTCAACTGGTTATGATCCTATCGGGCGCAAGGTTGATTATACCATTATCAGAGAATACAACGAAAAAGCAAGGGCAATTAATGACAATTATAATTTGTCATATGAGCAGCGAGAAGCCGAAGTAAAAGCCCTGTTAAATGAATTTATCCAGCAGATCAACAAATAAGAAAGGCGGCGCAGCTATGAAAACGGCAGATATTAAAAAGGCTTTTATTGAATGTGTTTATGATGGTAACAAGGGCGCATATTTGAAAGCAAGAAGGGCTGATTATTGCAAAGTACAATTTGAATGGGCTTGTTTTATTGACTCTCTTTGTAAGTCGGGAGAGATCACACAAAAGCAATACGACAACGCAACATTTTAAAGAGAAAGGAGCAGCGGAAAAATGGAGATTACAAAAGCCTGTTACAGCGTTTCTAAACTGAGAGCCGCCGCCGATATGGTGAAGGCTATTAATTGGAGCGTAAAACGCAAAAACGAACACTTCGCAAAATATATAGAGATTGCGAAAGTTTACCAGTATGCAAGCGATAATTTAAACCGTTGGTTATTTGATCCAGAAATTGAATTGAAGGAATACAGACAAGCGGCGTATAACCATAAAGCATATAAAGCGGAAGAATTAAACAAAATGCTTCGCCGTCAGTATAGATATATTTGCAATGAGTTAAACGCAATTTTAACGGCTATTAATAGCGGCGAAGTGGATCATTGCGAATAATAACCAGAAATAAAAGGGAGCGGAAAACATGAAAGATTATATTTTCTATAACGCAAAAGACAATAGTATTATTTGCGGCGGCGTGGCAAGCCATGAACATGGAAAATTAAAAGCAGCTTGCAAAAACCTTTTGCAGAATGTAAACCGCCGAATAACTGAGCATTATGGCGGCGAAAAGATAACGGATATTATAGCGCATGAAACATATACAGGAATTAAAACACGGTTTAATTTTTCAAGTGATGAAGTTTGATATTGACAGAGCGGAAAACCGCCGTTTTCCGTTCCAGTGAATACCAAAACGGAAAAACCAAAAGCAACGGAAAGAAGGCGCACAAATGAGAATTACAGAGCAAGACAAGCGCACATTTAAAAAAGTGGTTGACTTTATGCAGCGCATGGATCAAAACGGCGTTTATTATACCATTCTGGAAGATTTGGAATATATCAGCCCGAAAGAATTAATTGCGGAAATACTGGAAACTTTCAGACAGTGGAAAAGCGATATAAACAGCGCACATGATCCAAAGTATAAAGCAATTTGCAATTTTGAATTTGATTTAATCGCAATGCTGTAAAGCTGGAAAAATGGAAGGGAGCGTTTAAAAATGGCATATCAGAGAAAAACAGTTGACAGATACGACATTATGACAAATTACGGTTACGGCTGGGAATGCGAATGCAGCGAATACACATGGAAAGACGCAAAACAGACGGCGAAAGAATACAGAGAAAACACAAGCGCAGCCGTCAGGATCGAAAAGCACAGAGAGCCGAAACAGGTATAAACGGAAGGGAGAAAATAAAAATGGTACATACTGAGTATATCGGCGCAAGAATGCGTTACAGAGCAGAACAGAGAGCAAGACGGAGAAAACACGCATTGACGATTATGCGCAATATTTGCGGCATGGCGGCGTTTGTGTTCTTTGTGCTGGTACTTGGAAAAGCTGGGGCTTCCGATTGCGGCGCAGCTTGGGAAGAAATCTTTCCTTCTACCTTGTATTTTACCGCTGGTTTTGTTGTTTCGGTTTTGGCGGTGGAATGGCTGGAAAGACTAAGATAAAAATATTTTGGAAAAATTGAAAAATGTACTTGCATTTCTGGTTATTGTGTGGTATAATAAAGAAAACAGAGGAAGAGAGGATCGGAGATCATGAAAAACTGGAAAGATTATTTGACAAATGAAGTTTATATTAGATTGTGCGATTGCAGAACAATTAAAGCCGATATTCCGCAGCTTGTAAATGCTAAATGGAAAAGCTATCAGGAAAACGGAAAAGCGGATCAGGGATTTACAAAAGAAGATTGCTTGATTGCAATTCTTGAATTGCTTGAATGTAATTCTTGTTATTTTGATTTGACGAAAGACGAATACAACGAACTTTGTAAATAAAGGAGATTGGAAAATGATTAATTTGTCTTTTAATTCCGTTTCACAGCTTCGGGAATGGCTGAAAAAGAAAAATTATGAAAGTGGGAGCGGCGAAGCGTTTTCTGATTGGTTAAATGAATTTTTCGATAATGGCAACACAATTACCGTAAACGGCGAAGAGTATGATTTTTGGGCTTGTTGGGAATTGATTTGATCAGGCGCAACAAATAACAAGAAATACAGGAAAAGGAGCAACGGAGAAATGAAACGCTATTACATTAATAAAGCGGATACGGAAAAAGTAATTGACCAGATCACGACGGCGCAGCGAAAAGCAAATAACTTTTGTAATGTAGCTGTAAAGCCGTACAAGGGCAAGAAATACGATCCAGAAAATACCGTTGTTGTCGTTGTCGGATAAACAGAAAGGAGAACGGAAAAATGACGATCAAGAGAAAGAAAGCAAGCGCATATGATACAGTCAATACGGCGGCAATTTGCCGATATATCAAAGAGTACAGCGGAAAAATTGAAAAGCTGATACAGGACGAAGCGCAGCTTGAGAATGTAAACCGCACAGCGTTAAAGCAATGCGCCGCCGAACTGGAAACAGTTGCAGAGCGTTTACAATATGCCATGTACGGCATTAATTAACAGATAATAACAACAAATACAAGAAAGGGAGATTTTGAAAATGGAAAAGCGGAAAATTGATTGTGAAATGTATTTGACAGCAGAAAGCAGCATTGACGGCTTTAAGATTTGGCTTTACGAAGTAAAGAGTCAGCTTGGAGAAATCTTCATTGTAGAGCATGAACAGAAAGACAAGCAGCTTGTAACGGAGTTTAAGACAGACAGAGCCGAAGCGGAAAAGCTGTATAAAAAGCAGATCAAGAAAATGCTTGCGGAGAATTGACCATGATTTACTACATTTGCGGTGTTCCTTGCATTGAGATTTGCATGGAATCGGATCACAAGAAATCATTTTTCTATGCTGGAAGGTACTTTGTAAAAGTATCAGACTACAACAGCGAAGAGGAATAAAAGGGAGTGAAAAAGAAATGGTTTGCCCGAAATGCGGAAAAATCACACAGCGCAGCTATAACGGATTGTGTCAGGGCTGTTACAAGTATTTCAAGAGCGGCGGCAAGGTTTACCCATTGCCCGAAGCTGGAAAAGTGGAGCATGACGAAAGCGGCAAAGTGATTTGTCACATTTGCGGACGATCCTATAACAGACTTGGAAGCCATATCAGAGAAAGCCACAACATGACCATAGAGGAATATAAAGCGGAGTTTGGATTGTGCAGCCGTACAAAGACAACGGAAAAATCCTATTCACAGACCATGAGAGAAAACGCCTATAAATACGACATGGACAAACGGCTTTTAGAAGCTGGAAAATCCACAAGGATCAAAAAAGGCGAAACAGATAAACGGAAAAACAAGAAAGTTAGACTTCAAGAAATTTTGGAAAAACGGAACAGAGGAAAAAAGGAGAATTGATCATGAAAATCTATGAATTGCATCCCATTGACGGAAGAGCCAGCTTTTACGGAAAAGCAAGAGTTATTATTGATGAAAACAGCGTGGAAACGCTTGTAAGTTATAACACGCCTATCATGCGCCGCTTGCCTGATGGAAAACTGGAAAAGTTGTGGGACGGCTGGACGCAGACCACAGGCAGACACATTAAAGCATTTTGCGGCATGGATAAGAAACAGTATCAGGCACTTCAAAAGGCGGTGTGAATCATGTTGACGGCGCAGCTTTACGGAAAAACCATAAGCGGAAAAACCATTGCAGAGATCAAGCGCAAAGCAAGCCGCATTGCAAACGGTTTTCAAAAAGCATTTGACTGTATGAAGGTAACGGATCAGGAAATCGGCTTGGAGTGTACTTTTTGGAGATACAACAGAAAAAGCCCGAACAATACCATAGTTTTTGGAAAGTGGCAGTAAAGGAGCGTGGAAAAATGAGAGTCAGATATTTGCCAGTGGCAGAGGGCAGACGGCTACACATTGATTTGTTCCCGAACTTTTCAGCCAGCGGATCAGTCAAGGGCATGAAAGAAAAGTATTACGGAAAAGACGCACTGTTAGTCCGTTGTGGCAGTTATATCTATTGTGTATGGCAAAAGGCGAAGCCGTCACAGTATGGAATGGAAATCTACTATAACAGAGCGCACTAAAGGAGAAACGAACATGAACGAATACCAGAAACGGAAAAACGCAGCCAGACAGAAAGCTATTGAATGGCAGCATGATTTTGAAAACCATAATTACAGTTACGGAGAATTGGCAGCTTGGGGAGATTATTTTGCAAAGCTGGGCAAGAGATACGGCTTGACGGAAGAGTTTAGAGAAAACGGTATTATTTAAGGAGTGAGAGCAATGGAAAAACGGTTTACGGTTACGAATAATGCAACAGGCAGAGCATACACGGTATATGGGCATGAATGGGATACACTTGAAAGTGTATGGTTGAGTCAAAAATGTTGGTTTATGACTGGAAGCAGCGTCACGATTGCGGATGAAAACGGCAATAGTCAAGTATTTGTTAGGGAGTGAATAACGATGACAAAAACAGGATGGTGGAGCGTTAAGTTTGAATTGACATTGGACGGCGAAGAAGTCCGCTGGGAGGATTTGGACGAATGCACACAGGAACATATTTTGGAAATGATCAAAGAGGATTTTCGAAGCGGAGAAATCGTCATGGAAACTGATGATGAAGAGGACGAATAAAGAGAGGATTGGAAAAATGAAAATTGCTTATATTGGCGATTGGCATCCCACAAAGGGAACTTATTACAGACAGCGGATCACAGTCACGCAAAAGGAATATGACATGATCAATGAAAGAATGGTGGAGCGTTACAGACGCACACAGAAAGACATTAAGGAAGCTGGAATCATGACCAGTGAGCAGCTACACACAATGACATATGGAAAACCGCTTGACTTTGCGGATCGTGTAGACCAGACCATTTATTTGACCTTGACTCAGCTTTATATGATTGCGGCAGCGATTTTTGGAATGCCTGAGTATGAAAAGGCACATAAACGGATCACGAACAATAATACAATTCTGATGATTAAGGGCTGAGAAAGCCAGAAACGGACGGTAACGGAAAAATGAGAAGCAAATGGGTAAAGCAACGGTGTAATTGTTGTGGACATGAGTTTTCGCTGATGTATTGGGAAAACGGAACTTATACTTATTTGGATGATCCTTGCGAATGTGAAACAGACTTTTCGCCGCTTGGTATTTCTCTTTCTGAGTGGCTGGAAAAATTGAAAGGCGGTAAATATGAAGATTAATCGAACTATGTCACGACACAAGGTAAAGCAGATCAATAACATTCTCATTTACTGGTATCCAGTATGCAGAGAGTTTTACGCAGTATCGCCAGACGGACATTTGCTTGAAGGCTTTAAGACACAGACGGCAGCGGAAAACTGGTGTAGAGAACAAACGGTATTCAGCGGAAGGAGAGCATAACAATGAAGAATGCGCTTACTGGAATTTTGGTCACAAAAGCAATGGAGAGTATCGGAACGGCAGTAAAAGAGATTGAAGCCATTGGAGAAAACCGCAAGGCAGATACTACGCACTTTATTAATGCGTCACACAGCATGGGCAAGTATCACGCTTATATGAACATTCTGGAAGATTTGGACATGGAGCAGCTTGTAAAGTGCCATGATCGTTGCAAGGATGATTGTGACAAGGTTTTGCAGGGAATGGAAAAGCTGTATCAGATGATTGGAGCGTAACAATGCAGTACATGGAAAATCTTTCTTTTCATCATGCGCCTGAAGGCTATTGGGATCAGGAGAATGAGAAACGGGAAAAGCACAGATTTGTCGGCAGAAAGATTTGGTATCATGGAAAACTGATTGAATGCGTCAGGGCAACAGATACACAAGCGATTTTCAAGCTGACAGAGAGCAACGAATTGATTCTAAACGGCGAAGAACTGGAAAATGCAAAATGGTATAAGGAGCGGTCAAGATGAAGCGGAAAATCGGACAGAAAGTATATGTTTTGAATGGTGGATGTATTGGGGATCGTTATGTTGTCGGAGTCTTTTCGTCAAAGAAAAAGGCAGAGGCAGCAAGGGAATGGATCATTCAGAATGATACCTATTACAAGAGTAATCCTGATGAACTGGACATTGATGTTTTTGAAATGAACGGAGAACGGATTGATTAAAAGAAAGGAGAGCCAATAATGGAAATTTGGTATGATTGCGGCGTTTGCCATATCGGAGAATATTCTATCGCTGGAAATTACGATGACGGTTACACGGTATGGAAAACTGAGGATGGAGAAGATAGTGATACTCTTTATTCTCATATCTCTTTTGAAAATTGTGTTGTTTGGTGCCTGAACAGTTAAGAAAGGATAATAACAATGAATACAAGTATTTATGAGTGTGACAGCAACGGAAAAATCAGCAAACTTGCAGAATATAGCGTTGAGCCTGAACAAGCGTTGATCAATTACATTCAGCAGTACATTAAAGGAAACTGGAA